AGGGATATCCCCTTGAATATGCCCTGTCGTGCCTGCAGTATCTGCAATCCTAAAGTAGCCTGCTGTACCTGCAGCTGCCGCCGTACCTGTCCATGCAGCCACTGACTTCTGTTTCACTGCTGAAGCAGCATTCTGCATCCAGTCTGCGGGGAGTGAAATCTCGAGCAACTTAGTACCTGTTGCTGCAGCACCAATAGCAGGTGATGTACCTGTCCAAATCTGGAATTTTGGATTTGCCACTGCATTTTCAATGGCTTCCAATTTGGCGTTGTTAACTGTCACGCTATACCTATAAGTCATGTTAGACTCCTTCGTTGAGATAATGAAGTGCACCAGCAAAGTACTTGCGCACACCGGCCCATACAGTCATTTTGTCTGTATTACTTAAATTGATATTGTCAATAGTTTCAAGACCTACGGAGATACCGTCGAAGTCAAGATAGTACAGCCCCTTAGTATCTTTCAACAGCAAGGGGGGCGTTGTCGCAAAGATAGTATGATGGCCTCTGCCAGATTTATCTAGTATCTTGCGAACAAACTGACCGTCTATCGTTACTGGTATAGTACCTGCAACGTCCTGGAACATTGTAGTAAAGTCACTTGGGTCAAGCCATATGCCTTCCTCCCCATTGCGGAACAGATCTTCAGGGGCATACGAAGCACCCATCGACACTGCCCCCAGCGATGTAATAGGTATACCGTCTTGTGAATACCATAGAACTGGATCTTCACTGATATACATACGACCGTACAGGTCTACTGGTAAACCTGCTACCCAGTTCTTAGGTGGTCCAGTAGTAGTTACTGCCAAACGACCATTAAGGTCATAGGCTAAACCTGCTACCTTCCATAGATTCGAGGATGACGACGTAACGGTAATACGACAATCCTGTACTAGAGGTGTGCCGCCATTGAACCCTACAGGCAACGCAGTATCTAGCTGCGTTGTTAGCAGCTTACCCTGCGTATCCTTAAGGATCATTGTACCGTTAAGTGCCATCTGCTACCTTATCTAATCCATTACCTGTCTGATGTCGCATAGCTATATCAGGTGGGGTTACGGGGGAGGGATTTAACTGCTGTTGTATTTTACCTAATAGCTGATTAACTTCTGCCCATGGGCGTTGTGTTAACACCTTAAGGACATAGTCAAGTTCAGCGGGTTCAAATTCTATCTTCATTGATTTCTCTCCTGTGCTTGCCAATGAACTGTTATGCCTGCACCGGCCCAACCGCCAGTGCTAGCAAAAAATACCTTTGCTCCAAAACTATTACCACCACGACTAGTGATACTAACTTGAAATGTGCTGGCATTAGCGCTCTCTATACCAAATACAATTGATGCATTAGTAAATAATACAGCAAAAGTAACATTTATGTTACTATTGGCATCAGTTATAGCTACACCAGCCTCAGCGTGCATTACTGGAGCAGCACGACCAGCACCATCTACTACGTGGAATCCACTTGTCGCACCTACGTATGCGCGCAAACCATTAGTAATAAATGCTATATTACCTTGGTTATCTAAAGTTACAGAACTGCTATAACCTGATTGATACATCCACATACCACAATTGGCACCGACGTATCCAGACATAGTGTACTTACCACCATCTGTGAAACCATAAAGTATTTTGCCATAAAGACTACCATCAGCATTAAACTGATAAGTCCACTCAGCATTAGAACCATTATAACAACGCATTCTACCAGCGCCACTAGCTAAGAGGTACAACTGTAGAAAGCCATTAGCACCCCAATTAAGGAGTAAACCTCCACCATATGATCCAGCAGCAGCAAGTGCAGATTGTGCTGGACTAACCACACAATCATATCCTGAACCTGCTGCATAAATTTGTCTAGCTGCAGAAATATCCATCGGTACAGTAAAAGTTGAAAGACCAAAGAAATAACCTGCATATGATGGACCATCTCCAACACGAATATATAGAGTATTAGCAGAACTACGGTATATTAACCCACTAGATGTAGGGCTGCCTATATATAAGTTTTGTGCTGTAATATTAGTCGATGTAAGATTTACAGCAGCTAAAACACCGGTAACATTCAACGCACCATCAATAACAGCATTACTAGTTAAAGCTAGCGTAGCGCCAGATATACCACCAACTACGGCAAGTCCAGTAGCACTAAAAGCAGCACGCTTTACACCTAGAATACCTACATCAAGTATACCAGCTCCTTCGCTATAGATACCAGTATTTTGCTCTACATTTAAAGCAATAGAAGGAACAGCCAGAGTGCCTCGTTCAACACCTAATCTAGGGAATGATGCTGCTCTATAAAACATTACTCCGGCATTAGCAACATCAATAATACCTGCACCATTCACAGATATACCAAGTACACCTGGTTCTAGATAAAAGCCTGTATCTGTATCACTACTAAATCTTAAAGAAGGTGCTGCCTCTGTACCATCAGGTACACCTAAAGGCAACATGGCATTAGTTTCTGTATTAGACCACTTCATTGGTATAACACCACTACTAGCTAATGATATAGCATTTTGACCATCACGAAAGAAACCTAAACCAGTTTGTGTGGCAAATGCAATAGATGGCGCAAGTACAGAACCATTGGGAAACAACATCGGTTCTGTAGGTCCGAGCAATCCGTCCCGCGTAAGGACATTGTTCATTTGAACAGCTAGATCACTTATAGTAGCATTAGCCCATGACGCCTCAATAACGTCCCCATCCACTACTGGTGGTAAGGGGAGCGTATAGAGGCCATTTGAGTTACGTGGCATTCTATTCTCCTTGTCCTTGATCTGCAAGAGCACGGCCAACCTGAGCTGCAAGTCCTGGGTTAGCCTTAACAAGCTCTTGCCATGGCATCTGTCCCAATAAGAATCTACGTCCAGGTTCAGTTGTTCCAAGTAAAGAGACAGCTGTGGCAGTTAAACCAACACCACCACTTAACTTATGACCTGCAATCTCTGCTGCAACCTTAGCTACATTACGCTTAGTGCCTAATGATCTAAACGACTGGTCTAGGAAACCTGGTTCAGGTACTGATCCTGCAGCGTCTCTTAAACCTGCACGTTGGGCTGCACGAACAGGATAACCCATTACAGGCATCCTACCCAGAACATTCTCCACACCTCGAGCAGCTGTACCCATGATGCCCTCACCAGCTTGGCCAGGGGTCATGCGTGCACCAGTAGCAAGGGGGAGCATTGATTCTTCCGATGGTCTTACCGCACCACCCAGAGCGCGGTTAAGTACTCTCCCACCTGTAGCTCCACCGCCCCCTAGCGCTGCTGCCTCACCACGATTCTCTGGGGCTGTTGCTGCACTATAACCAGCATTAGCACCTACATCAGCTACAGCTGGTGCAAAGCGACCTAGAGGTAAAGCCTTGGTTAATAGCTGTGCGCCCTTAGTAACAGGGAGTACACCCATACCAAGATCAGCTCCGACTTCACCTGCAGTAGCCCAACCACCAGGATGATTCTCTTCGTATAGTTGACGGTTCTCTTTCATCCCAGCTAGATTAGCTTTGCCAATCTCGTTTGTGGCACCTGCCTTATCTGCAAGACCTAATAGGCCTTCACCTGCTGCAGCTACCTTTGCACCAGCACCAACAGCAAGCTTTTCGTGCCATGGCATACCTGCTTTAGGGTCAGCCATGCGCGCCATGTCCTTAGCTGCAGTAGCATCACTAAGCGGTAATCTAGGTATAGAAGGAAACTGTTTCTTGAGAATGTCAGATATCTCAGTATCCGGCATGTCATCAGGAAACATACCCTGTGTACCATCAGGTAAATTGATTGTTTGCATGATTTACTCGAAGGCACCTTTTTCACGGTTCCAGGTTCTTACCTTAACTGCAGGTGCTTTATCAGCCGCCCGCCGCTGTAATGGACCACCTGTTTCTGCGTCGATACCCATACGTGCGAGTTCCTTAGCTATGTCACGCTTATCTGCTGCCGTAGCTGCCGCAGTTGCCTCAGCTGTCATTGGCGCCTTAGGTCCTTTGCGGTACTCACTCATGAGTATGTTTGCACGCTCAACATCAGCGGGGGGCAATGCTACAGTTACAGGCGGTGCAGTGTTAGTGCCTGTATCGGTACTAGACATAGCTGGCATAGATGTAACAGGCGCAGTAGCCGCAACAGGCATTGTTGCATCAGTAATTGTACCTTTACTTACTCGTCCTGACGCCTTTGGCAAACCACCTGACTTCTGTGGTGTTGGTGCACCTTCTTCAGGTAATGGTTCAGGCATATCTGGAATATCAATCTTTGGCAAATGCTCCCCAGAACCTATGTTAAAGTTTTGCGCAAGTCTATGAGTCATCTCCATATCTTTACGTGCCAGTCGTTGGACAGTCTTCATTGCTGTCTCACGAATACCATTAGGCGTTTTAGCATCACCAATTTGAGCTGCAGCTGCTTGATAAAGCTTTGTATCTCTATCAGAATCAGTACCCTTAAACTTAGGCTGATGCTTCATCAAATTGCCTTCAACAACCTTAAGCTGTGCTGCTTCCTCTGATCCAGGTACTACAATGCCAAATATACCTCCTGCTGTATCTAGAGCTGCACCAATTCCAGAACCAGTTGCTTTCTTCAGAAGTGGTCTAGCTTCATTAACAATGTTATCTACAGCATGTACAGAATTCACTTGTTCTTCAAGCTTGGTACGCTCTTTAGCACGTGGTGATGGCTCTACAGACATCTTCATTTCATTAAGTTTTTTCTCCAATGCAAGACTTTTCTCATGCCATGATTTCTTCTCGTCTAAATCAAGACCATGTTGTCTACTCTTTTCTTTTGCGTCTCTAATTTGCTCTGCAAGCTTCTCACGATCAAGCTTGAATTGCTCAGTCATCTTCTCACGAGTAAGCGCTCTGGCCGCTTCAGCTTGTTCGCCTCTCCATGCCCGAGCCTCTTCACGCTCAGGTTCCTTAATAAGGACATCGGCCCCATACTGAGCTGCAAGCGCTCGAGTAAGAGGATTCTTCTGACCTTGTTGTGCCCATGCTAGATTCTGTTGTTGAGTCGGTTGAATGGGGGCGGACATAAGTGGCCCCTGGCCTTCTTCGACAGGTCCTGCCTGCTCAACTCTAGTAGCTTGCGGTCTAGCACCCATCCACTCGTCTGACTGTGCCTGCATAGCTTTAGCTAGACCAGCTTCTTTCTCAGCAGCTTGCTTTTCACCATAGTAAGCAGCAATCTGTTGAATGCCTGGTTGAAGATGTTCTTGCAAAGTTGGAGGTGTCCATATCTTGCCGATCATCTCACCACGAGGTGCACCTTGCAGTAAAGCTTGCTTACGCAAAGCATCTATCTGTGCTCGAGAGCGTTTAACCTGCTCGAGCTCAGTATCAAAGTCAGAGTATTGGGGTAGGGCTGCTTGTGTCATTATACGTACCCACCTAAAGCACTACCTGCACCACCACCGATGCTTGCACCTGCAGCTATACCCATAGGATTACCTGCAGTTGCTACACCACCGATGATACCGCCTGCTACTGAACCTACACCACCCATTAAACCTGTTTTCTTCTTCATTTGTGCATTATAAGCATCTAGTTGAGCTTGATATTGTTGCTGTGCTGCTCCAGTTAAATCTGCTGCCCCAGCATTACCTTGGTTAAAGAAGTTGCCAAATTGCATACCTGGTACACCACCAGCTGCCCCCATAAGTTGCGAATATTCAGAGAGGGGGAGCTGTCTCTTCATAAGTGCTTCCTGCATCTCACGACTACGATCTTCTGATTGAGCTCCACGTGCTAATGCTTCTGCTTGATTGCCGATGTTAAACATCGTTGTGCCTTCACCAAGTTGCTGACCTCTAAGGGCATTAGCATAATTAGCAGCCTGTGTCTCTTCACCCACACTTTGTTGTCGTGCCGCTAGACTTCTATTAAAGATGTCACCATAGGCACCCATAGCGCCTAGCAGTGCCTGGTTATTCATATCATTAGATTTCTGGCCTAATGACTGCATTGAAGCATTCCAAGCAGGTGAACCTTCAGTTATACCTTGTGCCTTAAGCCTAGCAATCTCGGCATCTCGGCCCTGTTCCATAGCAGGATTAAGCCGCCCAAGCATTGCTTGTTGTACTTCTTGTACAGAGCCAAACCCTGATCCTGCAAGGGCAGGATTGTCACTGTAGTCTATCTTGCCCCAGTTCTCCATTTTACTGGTATCTGGTGCAGCACTACCCTGCCATCCTTGGACATTAGTCATACCACTAGTATCAAATGGCTGACTATACGTATCTCTAATTCCGCCCAACATCCCACTAGCAGTATCAGTTAAGTTCTGCGTATTACCTCGTTGAGAATCAAGTATCTGCTGATACTCAGGGTTATATTGCTGACTCTGAGTAGGATTACCTTGAGCATCTGTACCCCAAGTAGATGTACCATAGGGATTACTTTGATTAACCCTATTAGCTTTAGTCTGGTACTCAAAAGCTTCCTTATTCAGGCCAGCTTGTTGTGTAGCCAAATTCGCATAGTCAGGCGGCGGCGGTGTTTTAGATGATCCACCCATGATTTACCTCCAACCATTTACATTGATGTTTATACATCTTCAAGATAGTCTCCCCACCATCTGGGAAAACATCTTGAACAGTACAAACAAGTTTAAAACCAAGTTTCACAGTAAGATTAACTACAAACTCGTTAGCTGTAGGAATCTTGGCAAAAATCACATCACACTTGGCCTGGTTGAAGGGGTAATCAAATGCGGCCCACATGAACGACTTTGTTAACCAACCTGGACTACCTACTACATGCATCACACACGACTTACCAGTCCAGTTATCATATCCTACAACACCCACTATCTGTCCATTACTATTCCTATTACCTAAACATATTAAACCATTAGTATACTCTATATTATTTCTTTCTAGCATCCAGTTCCTAAGATAAGGCTGGCCTACATACTCTATCATAACGGTCCACCAGCCCTTATCGTGTAATCAGTAGCAATCCAGGTTGTCTCAGATTCAGTAGTAAGGTTTATCATTAAGGACACTGCTGTGCCCATACCCTCACCTGAACTCCAATCTTTCTGTACAAAGTAGCCACCAGACCATCTACCTGAACCCCATTGTGCTTCCCCCCACAATGCTACTGCAGATTTTGCTACAGAGCCGGAGGGGAGGGGCATGTCTGGTGCTAAGTAATCGTATACTATCTTAGAGGTATAACCTGCTTTACGCGCACCCATGAACATGGGTCTATATAGTCCTACTTGCTTCTGTGTTGTAGGCGAATTAAAGGTCGAGAAGGCTTGTTGGCACTGAGAAAGAATGTTAGTTCCACCAGAACCATTAAGTTCGATGTTATCCTTATCACCTACCCATGCGCGATAGACTTTACCGGTCTTATCTCCAAAGTATGGCATAGTAGATAAACGATGCCAGCATTGAGCATCCATACCTGTAAATGTACACCATCCATTATTAGTAACATTATTAATCAATTGCCCATTAGTACCAGCATAAATAGTTGGTATATTAATGACCAATAGATTAATAGCAGGGAAATATTCCATCTCCCAACCGCTAACATCAAAGAGACTTGAAGTCAAGTCACTAAGCATAGCTTGAATCTTCTTGCTATAAATACTCTTATCAGTCTGATTAACTTGCGTTGATACTAAGACTGTAGATAGAGACATAATACCTGTACTTGTGAGATATAGCAAGTCACCAGATATGTCTGTAAAGTATCTACGACCACGAATAGGTGCTCCAATAAAGAATGTACCTATATGCTTCCAAGTTGCTGCTGTAACAACGTCTGTACCAGCAAAGACTACAGCTTCACCATTAGACGAGAGCGCAACTAGTTTATCATCAGAACCTGATCCTGCATCTATCGTCCAAGTAGCAAGCGTAGAAAGATAGCCGCCCTTCTTAAAGAACGGTCCAAAGTCAAAGTACTGAGCTACACCATAAACAGCATCTGGTGGCAAGAACCATCCACGTGTATCATTAATTGGTACAAACCATAGACGATGTTGATGAACAGTAACTTGAATAAAAGTAGCGGGATTTACACTAGCTATCGTACCACTAACGCTTCCGTTTCCTGCGATAAGTCTCTGTAAACCACCAACGCCGTACCAAATAGGGTTATCAGCACCATTAACAAAAATAGTATGAGTGCCCGCCACATTTGCAAAACTCACTTGTTGCCAATAGTTGTTATTCAAAGTGGTCAGAAGGGGGGCAGCTACAGCACCTGGTGTGGTAATATCATACATTTTACCATCACCAAAGGCAAAGAGATTAGTAGCACCTGTGCGGTTAATCCAACTGCCTATAGTTTCTACTGGACCATTTATACCATATGAATGTACTTGATAACCTTTTCTGACCATACAGCCATATGGCTGTGGTACAATATTAACTAGCTTAATAGCATCTGTGGGCGGCATTGTCACCAAGTTATCGAAGACGTTTAGTCCCCCAAACGGTGATGGCACCGTCTGTATAACATTGGACTTAACAGATGCAGGTAGCGAGGTATTCATTATGTATTCCAGGAACCATCAGGAATTTGCCATGACCCAATAAGACCAGAGGTAGCAGATGGCGTCAAAGACAACACAGGTGCTCCTTTGTCCTTCCCTATCAGAGTCAGGAACATGCGCATAAAGTCAGCCTTAGGCGCAGTAGTATCAAAACCCTTTAACTCATAGAACTTCAACCTTAAAAACTTAATGATCAACCATGGCTGATACTGAATCTTATCACCATCTTGTGTTACTATTTCAATCTCAGAGTAATCAGGTCTAATGACCCAGTTCTTCTTAATGTATTCAATGCTTATATTAGCACCTGAAGATTTAGGAACAGGCAAAAACATCAACTTATCTTGGTATACACGATAGCGCATACCTAAAGCTGCCCCAAGACCATTCTTAAGTCTGCTCCATTCCTGTGGAGATTTCGGCCCAGTTAAGTTACCATTAGCAGTATCATCCCATTGAGTTTGATCAATGTAGTAAAGCCAGTCCGCAGGGAGGGGATATCCTTCCTGATCTTTGACTAAGCTAAAGTCGTGGAACTTTGTAAACTGTTGCCATGGATAATAGAGGTTCAACTCATTGCCAGCACTGTTAAGCAAGGCAACGAGTTGAGTAACCTGTGGATCATCTGTTACGAGAGACGGAGGTGCTGGCAGCCCTAATTCTCCGGCTACTTGTTTCACCAAGGTTAGCGCTGACCAGTAGTCCATATTATGCCTCAGCCTTTTGAGCTGCCATTAACTTAGCAACTTGATCCTTAAGAACCTGAATTTCTGAATCACGCTTCTCTAGTTCATTTTTCAACATCGTAATGGGGGCGGCAGATTTGGCTGATTCTAGATAAGCTACAGCCTTTTGCTTCATGGAATTAAAGCCCATAAAGTGTCTACTATGTGTATCAGAGATACCAGCCAGTTGCTCAAGCGTAAAGACATTAAGTGCCTTAAGCTCAGCAATCTGAGATACAGTCAGGAACGGCACCTCTTCAAGCGGTGTCCCCTCCTGTGCAGGAGTAAGCTTCCTTTGAAAACGATCCCATTGTGCTGGGAATCTGTCTTTATAGGTTTGACTTGCTTTATTGACAAGAACGTCTCTAGATCCAGGCGTAATGATCTTTACCATGGCGACTTCATTAAAGATCGGTCGTCCTTCGACGGCAGACTTTGATTCATCTTTCACGGCAGTCATATAGAACTGTACAAAGAGACGTTTGTCATCCTCCGACTGTATAGAGTCGGAGGTTACAACACCATCATACTCAGGTGTAGGCATTTACTTTTCCTTCTTAGGTGCTGGTTTAGGTTCAGCAAATTTCACTTTGTCATCTGTCTCTTTGATATGCACTTGTCCTGTTATAGGTGGCAGCTTAGCTCCTTCCTCGCGTTCTTTCCTAATTCGCTCATCTTCCTTCTTTGCTGCCTCGTCCATATCTGCCATAAGCTTAAGCCGTTCTCCTTCTTTATCATCACTTTTCTCAGGCTCGCTTGCTTCCTTAAGTGCCTTTGCAGCAACTGCCCTATCATGTTCAGCGGCATCCTTTTCCTCTTTAGTCATGGAGGGGGCGACTGTGGCTGTACCACCCGAACCGAACTGGTTCATGCCAAGAGGAATAGTGAGACCAGATCTATTAGTGAAGCCTGTCTCAATTACGCCTGCTGCTGCTACGTCTGCTGCTGCAGTAACCATCTTCATGGTAAAACCTGTGAAAGCTGGCCCAGCACCAGCATCACGGCTACCACCGCCGCCAGCAGCGCCAATACCAAATCCGGCGGTATACGGTACATTTCTTGATAGTCCTGCAGGATCAGTTGTTGTCTTTCCAGCGGCATCACTCTTGCCACCACCAATATACATCATTGTACCATCACCAGCAGTTCTATCTGGCTTTGTAATACCTGGTGTATAGTCATCGGTAAAGTTGTATGTTGGACCACTTGTTATTTGGACATTTGGAACGCCTTGTGGGCCTACGTTAAGTCCAAAACCAATGCCAGTGGACAAACCACCAGTAGATGCATTTGCATTTGCTACGCCAGTTCCAGTTGCGTAGTCCTTGTCATTGTCCTTAGGTGAGCCCTTAGGACCAGAGATCAGATCAAAGATGACAGGCGTACCAGTGCTTGGGTTCGCTGCATTTTGAACGGGCGTTGCGCCTGGAAGTCCAGCTGGCATTATATGCTCCTTTAAAGGAGGGACTAGCCCTCCATATATTACTCAGTAGAAGGTGTAGGTGTAGGACCTGTTGGTACAAATACTACAACCCACCCAGTTTGCGGTGTCCATACAACCTTCGACACCAATCGCGGTTCATCTGGTCCTGCATCAGGGGGCAAATAGATCGGATGCGACGGAAATGGAGGCAACCCTTGATCTGGCCGCGGTTGTTGTCCTGGCAATCCTTGATCAGGATAAGGTTGGTTCCCAGGCAAACTATTGTCTGGATATACATCCGGTCTATAGATCGGATGACTTGGATAACCGCCTTGTCCACCAGGTAAACTGTTATCAGGATAAGGTGGATTTGGACGTGCCCAAGGTGGAGAATAGCCTGGATCAACTGGGCCACCTTGACCACCACCACCAGGAGGTGGACCGCCAGTATCGCCAATAGGCGTAATTAGCGCAAGAAATGGATGAGGATTCATATTTGCCTTTAGGGTTACTCGTTCATAAGCCCCTGGAATTGCAGACCACTTGAAGTGAGGTTACCAGCCCAAGCCAGGATTTGGACTGCTGCATCTTGGTTCACTGAATACCTTTGTCCAGGTGACAGCGGAACCATGTTACGATCCCGGTGTGGGCGGAAATGCAGATACTTAGTATTAAGGAAGTATGCAGTGCTGGCAGGCATATAGCCACCAATACCACCATCCATGACCACGTCGGCATCCATATACTTAACACTAACAAAACCCAGGGTTGCATTGTCGCTGCTAGAGAAGCGCTGCATGGCTTGCAGGCTGCCCATATACAGACCCCAATAGACGTTATCTACAATGATCAGGTCAGGACGATCTGCACCGCGGACAGTCTTTGCCCAGAGGCGGTTGAAGTATGTCTGAATGTTAGCAGACGTAGTAGCGCCAGGACCATCAGTCGAAGCATCAAACACCTGATTGCGCCAGAAAGGCCATGGGTTGCGGTCAATGCCACCCACCACACCTGATGTAGGTACAGCAATGATCTGTTTTAGCAGACCATCAACCTGCTTACCAGCTGCAGCGCTACCATCACTATAGACCCCTTGCGCGAGCAAGTTAGCCATAGATGATTCAGCTACATTGATACGAGCTTCTAGCAGATCAATGACCTGTTCCTTGCCGTTGTTCTGCAGTTGATCCAGACCAGAGATGGTTACTGGGCATGCAGCTTGCTTAATGTCATACTGTGCCGCACTGATCACATCTTGTGCAGCAACTGGCAGCAGGTCGTAACCAGCATACCATCCAGCATTACCATTAGCCTGGAACGACAGTTCTTGCATAATGACGTTACCGCCACCGAACGGCTTTACATTACCCTTCTGCTGCAGACGAGACAGAAGGGCATTGTTCTTAGTAACGTTATCTGCAATCTTTCCAGTACGAGATTGAATAGTAGTAGCAATAATGTCACTTATTGCTGCGTTTGCGAATGCCATTTTTTGGCTCCTTAGAAGGTTTCACAGGTTCACGAGGTTCACCTGGATCATTCCGAGTTTGCCGAATAGGTGGGCTTTCTGTTCGTCGCGGGGGCGATAAACCTGTCAGATTTCTGATAAGGTAAAACATTATCTTCCCGATACATGTTCAAAAGCACTTTCTATTGCACCACGGAGTGTCTCCGCATTGTTCACATGCGTAGGTGTGCTCGAGGGTAGACTCTTAATAGAAGCTGATGCTTGCAACGCTTTCTGTGCACGAGCATCACTCGCAGACAGTTGCTGTTGTTGCGCATTAACTGGAAGAGTCACTGGTCCTTCTGCGGCCCAAGCAGGGTTCATTCCAACTGCCATGTTGTAAGCTTGTCCAGGCGTCAAGTAACGCCCGCGCTTTGCATTCATTTCTACAAGATCTGCCATATCCTCACGAACCTCTTCGAAGTGTGGAAATGTAACAGTATCTTCTGACATTCTCTCAATTTCTATTACAGCATCGTTGCGAGTCCTTTGCTGGCGCATGAGGTCTAACTCTTGCTGTTGCTGTATGAAATTCTGAATCGGAGATAGCTTTTGTTCAAGAAGTTGCTCGAGAGCAGATCTTGTAGGATCTGTGGGACCTGTACCTGCTAAAGCTGAATCAAGCTCTTTGATGTCAACGCCATAGTCCTTAATGAGCTTTGCCATAAGATGAGCTCGTTGGACTGGAGGAAATGACGACAGTGCATGTTCAACTTGTAACAGGTTTGCAATAGCTTCTAATGGCTTACCATAGCTCATTAGATGGGCTTCATAGGGACGAATAACTTCTTGAAACTGTCTACTGAATTCTCTTACTTGATTATTTTCACCAAATGACTTAGTAATTTCCTTTTCTCTACGATTAATTTCTGCTTTAACTTCGGGATCAAGTGTTGCCCATTTCGGAGCAACATTAGATTTCCAAGATTTGGGTGCATGGTCTACCGGCGCCTTAGCTTCGGAAGCAAGCGGAACCGCAGTTTCTGGAACCTCCGTCGGAGTAGCAGGAGCTTCAGCAGGAGCCGGACTTTTAGGTTCCTCCGAAGGTGGAGGTGCAGGTGGGGGCGGTGCTGCTGCCTCTACAGGCACAGGTGTTTCGCTCTCAACCTTTTCTACTGCAGCATCTAACGCTTCACGGAGATCATCTGGCATTATACTACCTTAACCTTTCTTAAAGCCTGAACTTGAGCTTTCGCTTTGTCTGCGGCATTAAACTCTTTCCCCACAACTTGTGGGACATTTGCTTTCTTAGCAAACTGTGGATTGTGTGCCACAGCAGCCATAAATCTTTGCTGTTTAGGTGAACTACTTGGCATTTTCATTCTCCCTATTCCAGTAACCTTTTTGGATCATTGCCTTCTTTATATCCTCAAGTGTGCTCTTATCTGAAGTATATCTCTGCCTCAGAGGTAAACCTTTAAGATCTGCAGTTGGCACAACATTATGCCGAGCACAATGATCCCGAAGACCAGCTCTTCCATGAATGACAGTGCCGTCAATAGGGGATATGACGTCAGGTAAGTCAGGCATAATAGTGGGGCCATTTCTTTCGCGTTGTGGCTCTGTGCCTTTTTCATAAGCTACCCCATCTATGTAAATAAAACATTTACGCATTTTTCTTCACCTCTTTAGCTTGTTTCAGCTTTTGCTCATGGGTTTGCTGATCTTGCTTACCCTTGGCCATTCTATCTACCATATCAAAGAGAGACTCTTGTTTAAGGTGCTCTATGTTCTGTCTATGTGATTGGGCATTAGCTTGAAGATCTTGTTGATTCTTCAACGCCTTAAACCTCATATCAGCCATACTAGTCATCTGTTTCATTTTCGCAGTTGCCATGTCGCTCTGTTGCTTTATCTGGGCTGACTTTGCGTCTCCTTGGGTTTTTGCTTCGATTTGCTTAATTTGAGCGTCGGCCTTCTTTTCTTCTGGGGTTGGTTGGGGTGGCTGTCCTGCTTGTTGTTGTTGGGCTTTGAGTTGGTTGTCGAGTTCACGATCAAGCATCCCTTCTATATCACGAGCACCTTTAAAGCCAGAGACAACCCACTTCAGGATATTGACAAGCATTGGGGCCATCTGAGGCGCCTGTTGAATCATTGCCGTAGCTTGCGGCAGATACCCTGCCACAGACGACAATAACTCAATTCTATCTTGTTTTTCCATAGCATAGTCTGCTTGAGCCATCTGGTCAGAGGTAACAGTAATACGCCATTCAAAGCCTTCCTCTGACTGTACCATGTCGAGGGCTTCATCTGCGAGTGCTGCATCGTCTGTTCTGAGTATATTGCTCTTTCTCTTTAGGATTTCAGGGTCAAAGTGCTTGACCATGATTTCCGCTTTAAGTCGAAGAAGTTCGCTGGCAAATTGTGCGATTTCATCTTGAGTATCTTTGATTCTAACCGAAGCAAATTTCGCCTTAATTTCTTGTGCCCCAAGGGTTTCAGATGCTTTAGATGCCCCCCGGACAATATCAGAAATTCCAGTAAGTTCATAGATTTGAGCTTTCGTTGATTCACGCGCTTCGTATAATCTTTGAAGTGCTTGAACCACCTTTTCGAGGGGGAGCCAATCCACTGCACCTGCGACACCGCCTTTCTCTGCGAACATTGCCCAGTCAGAAACTGGGATCATAATGTTATCCACACCCTCTTGGAGCATCCTTTGAATGCCTGTAGCAGAAGAATCATAGACACCAACTACCTTTACTGCCTTTGTAAGGAGAGCAATTCTGTTATTGAGCGTGTCCATCTCTACATATTGATCCTGGACAAAATAGTAGTCAGGTCTGGGTACAGTGTTAGAAGTGGTAATGTTAGCCAATAGAGGCTTAGGACAAGGCTCAAACCCAACAAGATTAAGAAAGTCGTCTTTTTCATCGAGAATCTCTGGATAATCTTTACAAAGCCAGTAGACCTTCCGATCTGTACGATCCCATATCTCATAGATACATGCCATCTGCATCGCTTGATGCTCAGGCGTTGAACTTACTGGATAAAGCGACATGTTTGCATTAAAGGGGCGGAAATTCAAGGGGATATTCTCCGCCATTTCAGCCCCAAACCTCTTAATCAACGCAGCATGATCCATGTACACACGGCGTGCTGTCCAACGACGCTCTTCCCATATCCTGCATGGACTCCAAAGGAAGTCTTCCCAGTACACATAGTCTATTACGACCCTTTGATCTGTGATCTTCTTAAAGGTCATCACTTGTGGGGGTGGTGGCGGAACAGCCTGCTGTTGTAGCCCCATTGCAGGAGGTGGTCCTCCTGGGCCGGGCATAGGCTGACCGCCACCATTTGGTATATTAGGCGGTGCCTGCGGCGGCATTTGAGGCCCCTGCGGTGGCACTTGAGGAGGCTGACCGCCACCCATAGGCATCTGTGGTGGCATCGGCGGGGGAGGATTTGCTGCCATTTGAGCTTGTTGCTCATCTGGCGCTGGACCAGTAGCAAATCCAGAGTTATCAGGCATTTCACCTGATGGATACGCATTAAGAGTCAGTTCTACGTCTTCTATGTCTGTCTCGAGACGTAACCACACCTGTCCAAGACCTGGAATTAGTCTATCCAGGACTACATATTGCATCGCGGAATTGAATGTATCCCTAGGGTCATCCTTATCAGGCGATATGCAACGCTGTAAGATCATAGCACCTACACGTGCGAGGTCATCCTGATAGTCAATGAACTTCCTACTTACCTCTGGTTTAGGTAATTGGGCATACATTGCCGCTTTAAGGATCTTTGTGTTAGCATAGAACAGGTTAAACCACTTTTGATGCGAATCTAGAGCATCTCTTTCGTCCAAATAGCGTCGTACAACCTTACGTGCACGCTCGTAGTACTTCTTTAACTCGCTTTCGGCATAGTTAACCTCAGTTATCCACCGCTGGTGCGGTGGCATCTCATGAGGGTCTTTAATGACAGGTGAGCGATCAGGCATTACCATTTACCTCTACGTCTTAAAGCATGCGTTTGCATATCAGCAATGTAATCATGCAGCTCGTTGTCATCTTTGAATTCAGATCGTTTATAGACAGGCACGCCTTCACGACCCTTTTTCTGCATTAGATTCCACTTTGCTATTTCATACTCTTTATCTGTATCTGCAATATAACCAAGAAAGTTATCTTTATTTATCTGCATCGGTCCATAGCGTTTAAGCTCAGCATAGTCTGATGGATTATAATCAATCATTTGCTTCTTATACGCACGAAGTCTTTCTGTGACAGCTTTAACAAACTCAGGATCTTGAAACTTAGGATCCTTAGAATTCGCCCAATATTTAGGGTTTAATGCTTCGCTTTGCAAGGCATTTGCAATCTCAGTACCTCTATTTATTGGATCAAGACCTTTTGCATCTCGTATAGCTCCATAATCCTTCCCAGTCATTTCATCATATTTATTTCTCAATATTTCACCTGGGTAACTATCACTTTTACGAAGGCGTGCTGCACCTTTAGGACTATCTAAAAAATGCTCATATGATTGAAACCTAGGCGTAGTATTCATTGACATAGTGGATGGTTCAAAGGCAACCATGCCTTTACCGCCACCACCCTCTGCGCCTGTACCACCTAGTGTATAATGCCTTGTGAATCTATCATCCAAACGTGCCCTAACGCGTTCATCAACAGGGAGTTTTTGGTCTGTTTCTTTAGCTAATTCAAGCATTTCTTGCTCATAGGACATGCCTCTACGTGGTGAATAAAAATCATGAGCTTTAAGCACTGTATTTTGAGTCTTTGGATCTAACTTTCTAGGGTCAGGTATAAGCACATTACGACCAAATGCATCCAATGTTGATCTATTTGGAGCTAGATCTGACGTTACAGCAAAAGATGGATGTGTAAGCTCCTTAAGCGGCGCTGTTTCCTTCTGACTCATCGCATATTGAGGTGGTAAACCACTAATACCTTCAGTTGTATGGTATATAGCTAAGTCTCTACCTCGTGGTTCACCTTGTTTATCAAGGTATATCGCACCACGTTGTGCTTCTGGGCTTCCTCTAGGGGCAGGTGTGTCTTTAACTGGTGTTCTACCCACGTTACCGCGTAAAAATGCAGGTAAAATACCCGTTGCCATGCGTGCTGCGTCGTATCCACCACCTTCACCTTCTTTCTCTTCCAAAGGCGTACCTTTTGCGAGCCAATCTGAGCTAAACGGTACGTTTTTCTTCTCTATGAGGTCAGGGGGAGTATCTATTAGCCCTAACTTGTGTGCTCCATACCCATATCCTGCGATGCCGAGGTTAGCCACATCCGTAGCGAGGTCGACAGGTGTACCCATTGCATCAGCTGTAAGACCACGCACTCCACCTCTTAAGAGGTTGAGTATCCGCGATGTTTCTACTTGTCTATCAGGCATTATGCTATTCTACGGTTCTTTATCACCCTATCAGCATTATCAAGATACAACTCGTCAAGACTATAACCAAGTCTTTTTTCAACCTCAATATCCTGGGATGTCTGCGGTTTTCTTCTCTTACAGACCACAGCCATATACCCAAACGCATCCGCGTAATCTGAGCACCAGTCATGCTTTGGTTTATCATCGAAAATGAGCAACTTGTCGTCCCACTCTCTATGATATCCTTTCAAGGCTTCAATAAGGTCTTCCGTCTCTTCTTCTTCGAAGTACATCAGAGGGAATACCCTACGTGTAGCCGATATTCTATCCTTTACTTTATGATCAGGTACTATATTTGGCCTTATACCTTCAATTAGAAACTGTTCAACTATTGACTTCTTTGTCTGGAGATTCTTTGCCCGTGCGTCATGGGGGAGCCAGACATCTCCTAAACCATCACCTAACTCATACAATATGCCTATATAATGCAGAATGTCCTTACCACTAGCTGCATAGACCTTCACTATGCGTATATTCCCTTGAAGATCCTCCTGCCAGAAGACCATCACTGTCGCATCTGTGAACCCCAGGTCGAATACTACATTAACTTTAAGGGCAGGATCTAGTAGTCCGTGCTGTACGCGCCCCTCATAAAACACAGAGTTAATCTCATCGGCATATATGGCACCTTTGAGGGCGGAATCAAAAGAGCACTCATATTCCTGGGCATACTCTTCGGGATCCATATCTTCCCGTAGGTCTGCCAGTTCTTCTTTACCAATGATGCCACTAGACGAAGCACGAAGTAGCATCGTGAAGTACTTTGAAGGTAAACTGAGTCCTCTTTTGTACTCCGTATGGAACAAGTTCTTACCTCTAGGAGTAGAGGCGAAGACCCACCAGCCATTACGATCAGATAATGCAGGACGAATAACCTGACTAAAGACTGAGGGTCTAAAAAGTGCATATTCATCTCCTACACCACCATCCAGATACATACCCCGAAGACTGTCAGGATTATCAGCACCCAGGCAATATATTGTTCTATCACCATGAAGGGTAATTTTGAGCTCACTTTCTGCCGGAGGCTTTGAAAAGTATCTCTCACCATAGTCCTTCATGTATTGCCATGCGATGCGCTTTGCTTGTCTGTATGTAGGGCCAACATAAGCGAGTTGAGGTCTCTCCAACGGGCATTCAAGAGCCCCAACGATACAATCATTGACCAAAGCAACTGTCTTGCCTGCTCTGCGGTGAGTACAGAGCACTGCCCACCGTTGCTTCCTGTTGTGGAAGTCAAGGAACGCGTCGCGGGGGGCATACTCTTTACTCACTTTCTTGCTCTTTCGACAGCTTCGGTACCAGGTCTACTACATCTGCGTCCATGGGCTGCTCGTCGGCCCTTTTGTAGCTCAATCTATCCCTTGTCAGCCACGGTATATCTATTACTATCTTTTCTCTATCTCCTTCTGGAGCAGAGGCGGGGAGCAATTTCGAGATAGCCTGGACAAATACTCGCGCATTCTGGTCATTCTTGCCTGCAAACTCCACTAACCACTCACTTCCTCCTAAATGGTCAAAGGCTTCCCTGAAGACTTCACGAAGCTGTCGTGTTATCTTCTTCGGAGAGGCTGGGAGGGAGAGATCGGTATCTCTAAGCTGCTGCATAAAACTGCCTAAAATATAATTATAACACACAGATCAACAAAAGGGAAATCCTATTGTGTTTACAATGTGCAACGAGCGAAGCGGTGTGTATCGGGGCTCTAGATTTGACGTTATTTGCGATATAATACCGTTCAATGAACGGTATTACGTTGTGCTACGTGCTTAGCCCTTCGTGCTTTGTTACCAAGCGGCCGATTTTGGGGTAGTTCGTACGGTACTACGCGGCGTAACAAAATGTAACGGCCATGTCACCAGGTGGCACGGGCCTAACTATTTTGTCTTCAACTTTTTGTAACAAGAAGTAACGGTTGAAGACCAAGGTACTAAGTGTAATGAAGTGTATGTAACATTAATACTATAGTGATATTACTACACGTTACGTAATGATATTAGCTTATACTACTAGCTACTTTGTCTTCAAAAAAGTTGAAGACCAAAGTACTAAGTGTAATGAAGTGTAATGAACTAACTAAAGTACTAGTGTTATATAAGATTTGAAGACAAAGTAGTTAGACTAATACTTAAGTTTGTAGTATAATTAATTCATCAAATGATTAATAAAAAATCAAATGATAATAGTTAGAAATTTCTTCTAACTATAATTAGTTAGTTTATTGAAAGTAGTACTAAATGTCTAAAGTTACAATTGGATCTTTTTCTAAGAATATTATTGCAACTCAAAGTAACTTGTCTAATCAAGAAGTGTTAGATCTAGTTTTGAAAGAATTTCCTAATGCTAAAACATCACTAAGTTGTATTGCTTGGTACAAAAGTGATATGAAAAAACATAACTATAAAGTATCAAAGTTTCAAGAAAGAACTATAGAAGTTATTGAACTAGAACTAATTGCTGCTAATGACAAAGTTCAAATGTTACAAGATGAACTAGAAAGTCTTAAGTCTTCTCAAGAAGAAAGTGAATTGTTAATGTTGGCAACACTTGCAGCAAAGTACAACAAAGAAGTAGTCTAAGTAGAAAGTACTAGAGAAATCTAGTACTTTTTTATTAATTCTGCCCGGCGAGTGGGGGGCAGAATTGTAGCCCAAAGTGCAACGGACAAAGTTCCAGGTACATCGCGGGATCGGTTTCGGGATCCGATTTTGGACCTGGATCTGGATCTGGATCCGAAAGGGGGGCAGGAATTGAGTATTTTGTACTTATCTTATAGGTTTGTGTTCGTGGCCGTGATCACACAATTTTTCAGCAATTTATATATATGCATAGGTAACGGCCTATATATAATTATATATATTGTGATCACATCACAATCACAATCACAATCACATACATAATTATATTAATTAGATTAGATAAGTAAAAAGCAATGCTTTTGGCACTCGTTTGTCTCCCCTTTGTATGCGAAAGCACTACGCACTAGGAACATTGCGCAACGACACCAGGTTACATGTTGAAACAATCTAAGGAAAATAAAGTATTTACATGGAGAAAATCATATGATATAATTAATCTTACAAACAGTAAAAAGTTTGTAAATCACTAGAGTTTTTTCAATCAAGTTAGAAAGTAATCAAAATGTCAATTGGTCAATATGCTCGTGAGCTCATCATTGCCTCCCCCTCCGCATCAAATCAAGAAATTCTGGAACAAGTAAAGGCCAGATTCACAGAAGCAAAAACAAGTCTTGCCTGTATTGCCTGGTATAAATCAAATATGAAAAAGAACGGAACAAAGCAATCTGCCCCCGCTCAGAGAACCCTGGAACTCGTTGAAGATGAGATTGTGCAAACCAAGTTGAAGTTGGCATCACTTGAAGAAGAGTACAAAGAAATGCTTGAAGCGGATAGGGCAAATGCGATGGCCATGATCGAGGAGCTTGCAAACAAGTATGGTAAGAAAGTGGTAGATGCTGAAGAGCAACAGGAAGAGGAACAGGAATAAGTTATGACAAACGCGGAACTAGGTTACACGTTGGTCACAATAGTTGTGGTTGCCCTTGGATTCATGCTGCAATGGTGGTGTGAAGAATGAATTGGGAAGCATTCTGGAGCATCAGTATCATAGCCACACTAATTATCATTGCTATATTTTATACTGGAGGTAAGAAATGAAGATCATTGCTCGTACACGTGAATTGCTCCCCCCTCGGGAATGGACAAAGTGGGAAGAGTGTAGAGATACTACTGGCCTGAGCCTCGAAGAGCTTGAAGGTCTGTTACATGATTGGGCAAATGAGGAGGCAAACGGCAGATGGGTCGGAGATACATTCAAAATGAAAAGCGATTATGAGATGGAAGAATTCAAGATAGTCGAGGATGACCTAGATGTAGATAGCATGAACGGAGAGTAACAAGTGATAAGGGTTAGAAATAGCCCTTATTGCCTGGTGCTCTTACCAGAACCAAGAGGAGTAACAAATGGATATGTTTAAAGTCATGCAAATATGCGAGACTGGTGAAGAGAATTGTGCATATGAAGGAACTGAGTTCCAATGCAACAAGTGGATTGATGAGAACGAAGAGCAATACCCAGAAAGCAGCTTCTACATCCAACAGTCTGCCCCCCCTTACGGAGAAGAGTGATGCTCGAGATACTAACTACTTGTGCTGTCATTTACCTAATGGCATCTATTGGTGCTGTGTTGTGGATCACTAAACCAAAGAGGTTAGTAGTAACAGAGTGTAAATAGATTTTACATTGGAAAAAATAGGCGTTATAATTATATTACAACAGCAGAAAGATTTTCAAGTGAAGAAAGATCTAGATCAAATGAGTAAGATAGAACTTCTAGAGTATTCTAAAAGGGCTAGATATATGTTAGGGAAAGTGTATAGTGAAAGGGTCCAACTGGAACAAGAACTAGCGGAAACAAAGATAGAATTGCTCAAGCTCAAGAAACAAATTGCCAAGGATACAAAATGAAAGTGAAGATGAACTTCAGCAATATCTCCCCCATCAGTGGGAAGAGTAATACCAGGACTCTGGAAGTAGATCCTGGCGACATAATGAGGTGGCACAACGGGGCACTAATACAAGAAGCCTTGCCGTATTTGACACCAGGTGAAAGAGAGTTCCTGTTGTCGGGTATCACAGATGAAGAGTGGGAGGAACTGTTCAAGCAGAAAGGTAAAACAAAATGAGCTATCTAGGAGTCAAACCACCTAAGCACTGTCAACTTGGTAGTGAGCCAATCACCACTGAGTTCATTGATGGTGCCACAAAGACTGGCCAATGGGCATACATGTGCCCAAAGTGTCATGCGGCCTATGGATATGGGCTTGGAGTAGGACGTGGCACAAAGTACGTCAAGCAAACAGATAACCAATGGAAGAAAGTGAACAAATGAATCCGTTCTACGGCCCCTATAATAACAAGAGTGACATCATGATTGATCGTTGCCTGTCCCTGTTGATCTTAGCTCTGCTAATGGTCTACCCCTTCGCATTCTGGGTTCTTTAACTTTAACTTGAAAGTATAAGTATGGCTACAGTTACACATAAGAAGATTGTTGATGAAATTATTGCTAACAACGGTAACTATTCTTCTGATCCACCAGTGCATAGCATCGTGGAATACAGATCGGCTTTTGGTGGCACATGTTGGGGACTCAATTACTCAAGCCATAACGCCTATACTCCATCCGAGTATGTCCTGGAACCAAAAGTGATCTTTACAAGAGAAGAGAAATGAAATGGCAAAGACTAATCTTAAGCTCGTGTCAGTTGATGGAAAAGTTGATCGTACTAGGCCTGTTGTCTGCGATTACAAGTACAAGTCAGAAGAAAAGGTTACTCACTCAAGGACTCCTGAACAAGCTATCCAAGCGGCAGTCAAAAGGGTCTTAGCTGGTGAGTGGCTATCAGGTGCCATCTATGACAAGAATCACAAACTCGTTGCTGTGGTACGAAGAGTGAGAGGCAACATCTTCATAGAGGGCAAAGTCTTCAAGTAATCAATACGGCCCCCTTCATCGGGGGTTTACTTATGAATGAAAATCTACGTGGTGACAATACAGAGAACAATTGCACAGTCTTCTCTGATTCTATTTACAAAGTCGGGAGGGGACATGCCTGGCAGTGGGAGCATGAAGATAGCAACATAAGGGTATGTAGTACGTGCGGCAGACGCGAGTTCAACTTTAGAGGTAATGATGTTAAGAATGTACCAGAGGAAGGACCTAACCGAGAAAGAGAAAAGGATTCTAGACCTGATAAAACAAGGAGTGAGCAACAAAGAGATCGCAAGTAAGCTCAACATAAATAAGAATACAGTATCATCCTATAAAAGGAATATCAATATCAAAGTGAAGAACAAACCCAGATTATTTCTTGCTCACTCTAATATAGCATAATTGCTCAATGTATGCCCATTCTGTGTGGGCATACGTTTTGTCACAATTGTTTCTCAAAGCGCTTAAATTAGGATTGTACAAAGGAACAAAAAAGAACTATAATTAATATTCATTCGTGCAAATATTATTACAAGGGGTTGACATGGCAGAATTAGCTTTGGCAAGACCATTAGCTTCAAATAGTATTGAATCAGTTAAGTTTATGAATGAGGACTTAGCAAGATCAGGTTTAAGTCCAGAAGATATTAGAGCATACCCTATAGCACCGATTGCAATGGGTTCATGTCCAGGTTATTGCATTCCATATGCAGACCCGCGAATGTATCGCATTAGATACAAACGTGATGAAGATAAATACATCCAGCCTAAGGGCTTAGTGAATGTCTGGTGGTCTCATACACAAAGTAAAGAGACTTTCAGAAATGCCCCCACTCTCTACATTATTGAAGGCGAGAAAAAAGCAGCTAAGTTTGTAAAGACTTGGCCGCATTTGCCTACCCTCGGTATTGGTGGTGCATGGAACTTTCAAAGGAAGAATGAAGCAGGTATAAGGATGCTTCTTCCTGAGATCCTTAAATGCCTTACTCCAGGTATGAATATTGTAACCATCTTTGATGGCGACATTATGTCTAAACCAAACATTCAACAAGCAGCTTATGAGTTTAATAGGCTGCTAGCTCAACAAGAATGTACATTAAAGCTATTCCGCACACCTGTAGGTAAAGGTGTTGATGACTGGCTCGTAGAATGTCCAGAAGCAACACTCCATGATCTAAAAGAGATACCGTTTGAGCATCTTGCTATTGGTCGTAAATCGGTTTATGATGCATTAGAGTTACAACTATCTGATAAGGGACTAGCAATTCCTAATGAATCTAATATACGCAAATTGCTTTTATTCTATTATGGAAAAGATCTAGTTAATGATAGACGAAGAGGTCTTAAACTCAAAAACAATTACATTACGTTTGAGCAGCTCATGGCGGACGCCAGTAGGTACATACAAGAGCAGCATATGGCTCAAGCTTATGTATCTCGTATTAGCAATGCACTTGAGTATTTTCTTCAAGATGTTGGGTGTGATTTAGTTAAAGAAATGTTTCAGAAACTTGAATGGGACGAAGAGGAACGACTTAACAGTTGGGGCGCAGAACACTTTGAATCTGACATGCCAGAATATTGTGCTGAGTGGGGGCGATTGTTAATGACTGGCCTAGTGTTCAGAGTGCTACATCCAGGTACAAAGGTCGACTACATCCCTATTTTAGTTGGCCCCCAAAACATAGGCAAAACAACGTTCTTTGAAGATCTTGCAGTCTTTGATAGTGAGAAGTATTACCATTCATGTAGTAATATCACACCAGATGTAGGTGATGCCCAACGTACTCAGTGTATTGCCTTTAATAAGAATCTTATTGTGGATCTTGGTGAGGGGGCAGCATTCAACCCTCGTAAAGTTGACCAAGAGAACTTTAAGCAATTCATCACTCAGACCCAGGATGAATATCGCCCCCCTTACAGCAAGTCAACTACTATCAATAGGCGTAGCTTTATCTTTGTAGGTACAAGTAATAGACGTGACCAGATAACAGATCATTCTGGTAGCAGACGGTTTCTTCCTATCTATGTCACTAAGATTGAGCGAATGCCCTATGAGAAAAAGCTCCAGATCCTTGCAGAGGTTGTAGCTAAGCAGCATGAGATAGCAGCTAGTGAGTGGTGGAAATTAAATGTTGATTGGAACAAGATGCCTCTGCCGCTTAAAGAAAGCAGACCACATGTTGATGATCCACAAGCATTAGTTAATAGCCAGTTCACTAAAGAAGATGAGTTTACTGACTTTGTTCTTGGTATACTTGAAGCAGGAGAAGCAGCACGATTTAGAAACACTACAGCTACCACAACTAAAGGTGATTTGTTTATTTCTAGCAGCTATCTTTCAGCTAGACATGTCGGCAAATTACTATCAACACATGCAAATGCAAGACTTAATGATCTTGTATTAGACATTTTATTTCCATGGGAACTAATAAAACATAAACCACGTCTTAGTCAGTTACATGTGCCAGATGAATACCTGGTATATTATACTGATGGAATTAAAGACCCAGACAAAATGTTAACAGGTTTTAAAGCAAGGAAAAAGACATGAATTTTAGACCATTGCTTGCCGCAACAGTCGAGGATGTCAGGCAAGTAACATATCCTAAATTAGTATCACCTAAGCTTGATGGGATACGATGTGTTATCCTGGATGGCAAGGCCGTTAGCAGGAACCTTAAGCCTATCCGCAATAGTTACATACAACAACGGTTAAAGGGTTTGCCCGACGGCATAGACGGAGAGTTAATAGTTGGCCCCCCTGTCGGTGAGTTAGTGTTTAACCGCACTACATCTGGTGTAATGTCAGAGTTAGGGAAGCCTGACTTTATGTATCATGTCTTTGACAAAACAACTGTGGCTTCAGGCTTCTTTCATAGATTAGCACGTCTCTATGAACATAGACATGACTTCATTACTGTAGTGAATCATTGCCATGTAAACAATGAGAAAGAATTACTTGAGCTAGAGAAGATATGCCTTGATGCAGGTTATGAAGGTATCATGTTACGTGATCCTCTTGGCAAATACAAGCATGGGCGTAGCACGATGAATGAACAGATTCTCCTTAAGCTGAAGAGGTTCAGGGATGGGGAGGCAATCATTACACACTTTGAAGAAGGTGTGCATAACCTTAATGAGGCTACCAAGGATGCTCTAGGTTTGACTAAGCGTAGCACACACCAGGACAACAAGGTGGGGAGCGAACGTATAGGGACATTGTACGGCACAGACCTCAAAACTAAAGAGCTGTTGTGCATCTCCCCCGGTCGCATGACTCAACAAGATCGTGCGTTGTTCTTCAAGTATCCAGGTATGATCCTGGGTAAAGTGATTAAGTACAAGACCTTCGACTATGGAAAGGTTAATGCCTCCCGCTTCTGCACATTTCAAGGCTTTAGAGATAAGGATGATCTATGAAAGACCAAGATGATGATGATACTAAGGGCGTTGTTATACATGTCTCTCCTTCTTATCCTCCTGGATGTGAGCATGAATGGGAGTATGCTGAACATAAGGACCCTGTTGGGAATATAGCGGCTGAGCCCACCAAACAGCTTCCGGCATGGCAGGACGTACTGGGCGATGCGGAGATGCTTGTCCGGCAAAAGTTCATCTTCTCCAAGTACATCAAAGGCACGATTCTGGAGAATGATGTGCCCGTATGGATTGCCGACTTCGCCCTTCGGCTGCTGCAACGGGACCGCGCAGCGCTGGCCGCAGTGCCCAGCCACTGCAAGAAGTGCGGCATGTCATTCACTCGTTACATATTCACTGAGTGCCCATAATAGATGGATGTAACAGGAAGTAACAGGGTATTTACAATAGGAGAAAAGGGCGTTATAATTGTATTTACAACGCAGTGTTGTAATTAGGAAAAATATGGAATTAAAAGATCTAGGTGAAACTATTGACTCTCTCTATGCTCTCAGGCAACTACGTCTTGAGAAACAACGAGAGATTGATGACATGAAGGCCACTGAAACAAACTTGAGACAAGCTATCATTGGCTTACTCGAGGATGCAGGTCTGGCCAAAGCATCAGGTGGTATGGCAACTGCAGGTATCAAAGTAACAGTTGAACCATTAGTTACTGATTGGGATCCAGTGTTTGAGTATATTAGAAAGGAGAACAAGTTTGAGTTGATTCAGAAACGCATTAGTGCTCCAGCATGGAGAGAGCTGAAAGAGTCAGGCATCCTGGTACCTGGCACCGAAGAGAATCCAGTAGTTGATATTTCTTTAACTAAGTCTACAAGAGGTTAAGATGGCCACAGATTTGACAACCATTCAAGAGCGGATTGCACAGCAACTCGCTCGACAACAGGAGACAGCCACTGGGCTGCGTACTACTGGTGCATTCATCAAGTTCAAGAATGCACAGATGAAGATCGATGGCACACCCATTCCGAATAACATGGTGGATGTGCGAGTATTGGCAGCAGTAGGTGAGCGTACATTCTATGAAGGAGAGTACGATGCGGACAAAGTCCAGGTTCCTGATTGCTACTCTGTCAACAGTGATAAACCGCATCCTGAGGCGGCGTCTCCTCAAAGTGAAGTATGTCGGGACTGTCCCCATAATAAATGGGGTACAGGACCGCGGAAGCGTGGCAAAGCATGTCGCGAGGGTGCTCGTATTGTGGTTGTTCCGGCTAACGTCCCGTTGAAGACAGCCCCCTTGTATATGGCTAAGATTCCAATCACATCATTGAACACAGTAACTGCATTTACTTCGAGATGCAGTCAATCTGGCAAGATGATGGGAGAGTTTGTCACTCAGCTGTCTGTCGTGGAAGACAATAAGTCATTCTTTAAGGTGCATCTGAATATTAAGGAGATCACAGGTGACATGGACCAAGGTGAGCTCCTTGCTAAGCAGGACGAAGCATTCGATCTTGCTGTATCTCCTTATCCAGATATTGAAGTGCCTTAAACTATAGATCCCCCTACATCAGTCTGCCATAGCTGATGTTTTCTCCCCGACGATCTCTCCTGGTCGTCGGGGACTTTTTCCTTTCTTAAAGGTATAAGATATGTTGATTGCATTAGACTTTGAATCGGAGGCCATTGAGCCTCGTCCTAAGTATCCACCTGTTCCCGTTGGCTTAGCGGTAATGCCAGATGGCAATGAAGGATGGTACAATGCCTGGGGACATCCTTCATTCAATAACACAACAAAAGATAGTACAGGTAGAGCACTTGAAAGAGTACTTAGTAATGAAGAAGATGAATTCATCTTTCATAATGCACCATTTGACTGTGACATTATACAAACTCATTTTAATATTGTGGTTCCTTGGGATAGAGTACATGACACTATGCTTATGGCATTTATGCTAGATCCGTATGGGGAGCTGTCACTGAAGCCTCTTGCAGAGCGTCATCTCGGTGAGCCCCCCACTGAACAAGAAGAAGTAAGACAGTGGCTAGTAGCTCATGGTATATGCAGTGCCAATGCCAAAGACTGGGGTGCACATATAGCTAAGGCTCCAGGCGACCTGGTAGGACGTTATGCTATAGGCGACGTGCGAAAGACATTAAACCTCTACAAGTTCTTTAAGCCTAAGCTTGCTCATCGGAGGATGATATGAATGCATACGAGCGAGAGATGCGCCTTATGCCACATGTCATCAAGATGGAGGAACGCGGCATACATATAGATGTCCCCCTCCTCCGCACTGACATGAACTTCTACTTTAACAAGATGTCAGAGATGGATGACTTCATCTCAATGAAGTGTAAGCGTAAGGTGGATGTTGATAGTAATGATCAGTTAGCAGATGGAATAGAGTTTGCTGGTCTATCTAAAGGCTTTGCGTCTACACCTACAGGTAGGCGGTCTACATCTAAAGAATCATTAATGGGGGCGATAGCTGACCCCGAATTGCTAGGTGCTTTGCTGATACGCGGATCACTAGCTACTTGTCTTCGTACATTCTATCAACCCTGGTATTCTGCGGCTCGTAAGACAGGAAAGTTATATGTCAAATGGAATCAGATCAGAAATTATTCGGATACTGGAGCAAGAACGGGAAGATTTAGCAGCTCACCTAACTTTCAGAATGTGCCCACAGACTGGGATAAATTGCTTGTACAACTTGGAAGCATTGGATATAACCTTAACTTTCCATTGCCACAAATGCGGAAGTATATTATCCCTGCGCCTGGATACCTTCTTATTGGAAGGGACTACAGATCACAAGAGATGCGACTGTTAGCGCACTTCACTCAAGGGGCGCTAATGGAAGCACTCATAGCTGATCCTACATTGGATGTGCATGAGATCGCAGGAAAGATGGCAAACATCTCAAGGAAACTGTCAAAGACAATGGGCTTCGCCATCTTATATGGTGCAGGTGCAGCTCGAGTAGCAGAACAATTAGGAATCACAGTATATGAATCTAGAGACCTTAAAGCTCGTTATCTTAGGGCACTACCAGAGATTAAGAAGTTCACTAAAGAAGTCAATGACAAAGCAGCATATGGTGAAGGAATCACTACTCTGGGTGGCCGTTACTATAGTATCCAGTCTCCTGCTATTGTCAAAGGAGTTCTGAAGTCTTTTGAGTATAAGCTAGTGAACTACAAGATTCAAGGCTCAGCAGCTGATCACACAAAGGAAGCCATGTATCAGTATGCGACTACAACAAAGACTGGACATCTCCTACTGACTGTCCATGACCAAAACGTCATTGAAGTGCCAAAAGATGATATAATGTCAGAACGCAAGATCTTTGCAGATGCAATGAATGGATCTTTTGCGGATGTGCTTAAAGTCAAAATGTTATCTGATGAATGCATAGGTTATGACTTTGCAAACCTTAGATCATTTGATGAAGGCGAAAGAATAGATAGTCTTTTAGGACGAAGCGAAAGGAATTATGATGGATATCAAACCAATACTGTTTAATCAGCCATGGGGCTTTACAAAGCTCGACGTGTTCCGAACTTGTCATGCCAAGTTCAAGTACCAGTTCATTGACAAGTTGCCACAGAAAAGCAGTGCAGCACTTGAACGTGGAGGTGAAATTCATGAAGCCATTGAAAGCTATCTTAATGGATGGGCGAGTACACTTCCTGAGGAAGTGGAAGCATGGAAAGATGCGTTGGACCTTATTAAAAAGGAGGATTATCATGGAGAAAAAGCCATCGGAATCGCGCGTGATTGGAGAATCCTCCCCGATTGGTTCCACAAAGACACCTGGCTCAGAGTCAAAATGGATACCTACTATCGGAGCAAGCAAAGACTCCACGTCATCGACTACAAGTCAGGAAAGTATCGCATCCCCTCCACCGATCAAGTCGAGCTCTACGCCATCGCAGGAGTCTCCATCTACCCAGACATTGACGAAGTCGAAGCCGAGTTCTGGTTCATCGACACTGGTGACGTCTATAAAAAACTTTATCAAAGGCAAGAGCTGATTGAGCTTAGAAAGAAATATGAGAATGAATCGGATGCAATGTATGTTGAAGCTCAATGGCTCCCACAACCATCTAGTGAGTGCCGTTGGTGCCCTTATAGCAAGACTAAGGGGGGGCCATGTCGGTACTAAAGAAGGAAGCAGAGATAGAGTTCGCATCAAGAGTCATAGCCAAAGGAAGCAAATGCACACTACTCAAGATCCAGGGAGTGAAGGGGTGGCCAGACAGGATACTGCTGACCCCGAACGGGAACGTCGCATTCCTCGAATTCAAGACCCCTCTTGGGGAGCTAGCACCGCTGCAAACGCACCATCTAGTGCAGCTCAGGGAAATGGGATACCCGATCTTCGTTCCGAGGTCGAGCGAGCAATTCAAGCAGATTATGTCGCTAATGCTTTCAGCGCCCCGATCTGGCAGCCTAGACCATATCAGGTACGCGGCGTCGATTGGCTCCTACGACCTGAAAGTGCTCTCTTCTTACCTCCTGGGCTAGGCAAGACAGCGATGGGCCTTGCGGCTATCTTGATGCTCAGGAAGATGAAGCTTAACTATAAGACCTTAGTCTTGGCCCCCAAGACAGTCTGTATCACTACGTGGATGACAGAACCTAAAAAGTGGGCACAGTTTCAAGGTTTGAAGGTAGGCTTTGCATGGGGGCCAGACACAAGAGAGAAAGTGCTTCATGATCAAAGTTATGACATAGTGGTGATGAACTATGATGGTCTTTCTTGGGCTGCGCCTCTTCTTACTAAGGGTCACCATTTTGGAGTATTGCTTTGCGATGAGATTACAAGACTTAAAAACACGCAATCGAAAAGATTTAAGCTTGTTAAACCTATTCTCGATAGCTTTACTTTCCGTTGGGGTTTTACCGGTACTCCTTGTGCTAACGGTTTGTTGGACTTGTTTGGTCAGGTTTACATACTGGATCAAGGGAAAAGATTAGGCAAGTATATAACACATTTCAGGTTTGCCTGGTTTTATCAGTTACCTTATGACAAGTTCAGGTACTACATTACTGAGGCACGTCAAAAGGAACTAGTAAAGAAGATCAGTGACCTGGCAATGTATGTAGATGAAAAGGAATGGCTTGATCTGCCAGAATTATTCCACATCCCTATTCCGATCTTGCTCGAGGAAAAGACCAGGAAGCAATACGATGCCCTTGAACAAGACTACATCTTAAAGATAGAGAATCAAGCTGTTACTGCAGCCAATGCAGGAGTACTAACCTCTAAGTTGAGACAAGTCACAGGGGGCGCAGTATATACTGAGTCACCGACCTGGATGGAGGTAGGCACAGAGAAGTTAGACCGACTAGATGATCTCATTGAAGAGATGGCAGGTGAACCATTGATAGTTGCATATCTCTTTGAGCATGAATTACTAAGACTTAAGAAGCGGCATCCTAATGCGCTAGTTATCAAGGGAGGAATGTCACCAAGGGCGGTGACCATAACCGTAGAGCAATGGAACACAGGCAACTCCCCCCTGATGTTTGTACAACCTGCTTCTACGTCTCTAGGCCTGAACCTTCAGTTCGGAGGTGCAGCCTTATGTTGGTTCTCTATGACTTACAATCTAGAGGACTTTTTACAGCAAGTGAAACGACTACATAGAAGTGGTCAAAAGCAAGTAGTGAAGAACTATATGTTACTAGCTACTAAGACTATAGATGAAAGGGTCTCCGATGTACTAACAAAGAAAAACGCTACTCAAGACGATGTAAACGCAGCCTTAAAGTTCAAGATGTAACAGGAAGTAATAAGGCTTTACATTGAACGAAATGGGCGTTATAATTATGATGTAGCAGCGAAATTGCTACAAATTTTCCTAACTAACTTTGAAAGATATTGAAATGACTGACGAAACCGGCCAAGCCAATTTGCAAACCATGGAGTTCACCGACCTGCTGGACATCTACACCACCCGCTGTGAAGAACTGGGCAAGGAGCCAGATGATGCTCATAAGACTAAAGAAGCTCTTATTGAGGCTATCAATGCCCTCCAAGGTGGAGAGCAGCAAGAAGGTGGAGATACCTCAGGTGAACCCTCTGACAAGCAACAGAAGTACAATAGCAGCGGTAAACGCGGCCCGAATCAAGGCATCGGGGCTTTCGCAAAAGAACAGATTGCACTTGGTAAAACCAACCAAGAAGTCTTGAGCATGATTGAGACGCAGTTTCCAACTGCTCGTACCTCTATGTCCTGCATTGCTTACTATCGCA